TTTATTTCTTCTGTTAATGGTTTAGGGTTTAATAAAGATAAATCAACTTTTTGTTCTATTCCATTATATGTAATATCATAATTAGAACCATAAGCTAATACACGAGCAGCAATCATTAATGAGTTTTTATCTCCTACTAATAAATCATTATAATCAAATTTAGTAACAATTAATGATTGTAATAATTTATCAATTACTGTGCCTTGTTTGATATAAGCCGCGTTAGTTAAAATATCTTCTTCTCTCGCCGTCATATATTTCATTTCAAGTTTACCGCTTGATAACGGGTGTGATTCAGGATATAGAAGCCCTTGTGACGGCAGTTCTATAGTTTCGGTTGGGACCTTAAATTTGTTTTCTTCCATAAATTTAATTTGTTTATAACTATGTTTATATATATAAATATATGAAAAAAAAAGAAGCTCGCCAAAAGGCGAGCTATCTTAATCCTGTATTTCGGGGGAGGGGTTTTTAGAAATTTAAGATACAATAATCTGGTTGTACTGTTAATGTGATGTTTTGGGCTGTTGAATCGGTATCCCAATTGTAATCACCAAAACCAGCCTCTGTAATTAATGCGCCTTTAATGATCCATTCTGAAACGATATCACCTACTGGACCTAATATATCTAATGTTAAGTCTTTCTTATAGAAATCACTATAACCATCTCTACCAGTTACTGATTCGTGATGTAAACGTACCCATTCCATTACTGCTTGAGCTCCTGAAGGAGTGATTGGGTCAAATAATGTCATTTGAATAGTACCCCATTTACTTTTACCTTTTACAAAACGTTGAACGTTAATATGATTTAAAGTAACTGTTTCTTGGGTTAATGTCACTGCTGCTACTCCTTTAATAATATACGCTGGAATTCCATCCATGTATAAAATGAAACGGTTTTGTTGTTTCGGTTCGAACGCTGTGAAAAATATTTCGTTTGGATCTAATACTGCCATGTTTATTTTTTTGTTATTTATTCTTTATTATAAATATTATTTAATTTAATCCTTACGCTGGGAATGTTGCTCCTGTAGGTAAGATGTTGAAATCTAAGTAAATAAATTCAGCTGTTCTTGTAGGTTGGATATAAATTTGTCCGATTAACTCATTTCTATCAATTACATCTGCTGTATTATTTGTTTCATTCATAATTACTTTAAACGCATACAAACCTTGTTTTTGTTGAACTGATTCTAAGTATGGATTTACTTGTGATAAAAATACGTTTCTTGTTGCAATTGTATTTTGTTCAAATACTAATGTATTAGCAATTTGTGAAATATAGTTCTTAAGAGCAATTAACAATCTTCTAACATTTACTCTATCTAAAGCTGATGCTTGTGTTTGTAATGTTTTTTGACCATATACTACTGTACCTGTTCCCGGGAATGTAGCAATAGGATTTACTTTGTTTGTATATAAAGTGTCTCTTGAAGATTGAGGTAATTTTTGTTCTGCTCTAATTACTTGTAATCCACCTCTGTTAATACCTGCTGGTGCAAACCAAGGCTCAGCTACTGTATCATTGAATGCAAATACACCTGCCATTACTGTTGATGCTGGAACCCAAACGTTCTTTCCTGTTGCAGGATCGATCATTTGAACCCAAGGCCAATATGAAGCAGCGTATGAAGTATTTCTTGAATTTGCTTGAGATGTTACTGTTGAAATAGTAGTATTGTAAGGTACTAAATCTAATACAAATAAACTATCGCCTCTTGTTTGAGTATTATTAATCATATTTGTACACTGTGAAGCATATCCTGAATTATATAATCCTGGAGCAAATAAGATATTAAATTTGTACTCATCTTGGTTTGATAATAAGTCGATCATGTTATCATAATCTGTACCTACTAAACCTTGTGTGTTTGAAGCATTAATAGTTTCGTAAAAATGTGCACCACCTGCTACTGTACCATTACCATTTGTGAATGAACCACTTGCATTTTGTGGGATTGAAGATGTGTATTGATTTTTAGCTACTCCTGTATTAGTAAAATAATACGGTGTTGGAGAATTAACTGCTGATACTCTTACATAACGTGAAGCGTTAAAGTAAGAACCAGATACTTCAATTTGATTATTTGTTACATTGTAATTTTGATCTTGATCTCCAAGTACTTTTGCAATATAATTAGATGCAAATGGATCTAATGATAATCCAGTCCAAGTTTCTAATACAATTGGATTATTTGTGTTGTCATTACCTTGACGAATTAATAAACTAAATGTTCCTGATGCTGTATCAGCATTTGAGATTTGCCATCTAATGTTATCTGATGATCCTGAAGCTAATGAACCGCTTGCATCTATTGATGAAGAACTATTCATGATAATACCTTCAGATAATGTAGTTAAAACAAAAGCTGTTCCGTTTACAATATCAGCTGCTGTTAATGTCGCAATTACGTTACCATCAGTTCCAATTGAAGCTGATTGGAATGTAAATGTATCACCAATATTATATCCTGTACCTCCTGTAGTAGCTGCAATGTTAGTAACTACTGAACCACTAGTTTTTGTAATACTAAATACTGCACCAATACCTGTAGTACCAGAATAAATGTAACTACCTGTAGCTAAACTGCCTGTAGTACCTGATACTGAAGCTGTTGAGTTAGTAGAAATATTATTTAAATTTGCATTAGTATTTAATACTCCACTTTCAACATTATTATATATATTTGTATTAGTTGCTGGTGCCCAAGTATTACTTGCACTTACTACTCTAGCTACTAATAATGATGTACCACCATTGTTAAAATAATTATAAGCAGCAATTGAAGTGAAAAATGATACATTATCACTACCACTTTGGAAGCCTGCGCCAAATCTATTTACGTAATCACTGTATGAAGTAACAACAGTTGGAATTTCAACGGGACCTAAAACTGTAGGACCTATAATTGCTGCACCTACGTTAACTGGTTGTTGTCTGATAAACGATGAATCGTTTTCTCTTGCTAATACACCAGGGGAAATTAATGTTTCTGCCATGTTATTTGTTAATAAGTTTAATGTTTATTATAAATATATTAAAAAGTCTTAAAATCATTCGTTTCCGATGAATTCTCCACTATCTATATTAATGGTTCCTATACCGTATTTTGATTGAAGTTCTTGACTTAATTTTAATTCTGTTACTTTAATTTCTTTAAGTTCTTCAGTTATTTCTTGCTTTTGTAATTTTAAATCTTGGATTGACATTTCAATTAATCCGTATTTTTCAATTATTTCAGCTCTTAATTTTTGAATTTCTTTTACTGATAAAATTTCTTGTTCTGTTAATTTTTCCGCTTTCATGACTTTTTAGTATAAATATATATTATGTTTAATAAAAATTAATTTTAAAATGTACAAAACAAGTACCTACTTGTGATGTTCCTGTAGGATTTGTTGTTTGTATTTCAATATTACCATTATTTGCTCCACTTTGAATATATTGTATTTTAGATAAATATAAATCACTTCCAACATCTAAAACATAATTAAATGAAGAATTTTTTGGAGGATACGCGTAAATAGGAGTTAAAGCTGGATTTACTAATTGTAATTTTCTGTAGTAAATTGTAGAAGTATTACTAGGATCATTAGTTGTAACTAATGAAGCTATTACTTCAACATCAGCCATATTATAAGTTGCTATGCTATTTAAATCAAGTGAATATACCACATAATTAGTAGTACTTGCTGGAGTAGTAGTGTTAGGAGAGACTTGTTTTCTATAAGTATACATTAGTTATAATTTAAATAGCAATCATAAACAGTTATACATTCAGTTGCGGTACTACCACCACCTGTGTTAACAATAAGATCTATATAAGGATCACTTATACTAGAAGTAAGCGGGTAAGGTCCATTAAGTGCATATCCTAATATATTTTGTGTATTTCTTAAGGTAATACCACTAATATTATCGTAAGTAAGAATATATCTATAAATCCAAGTAGTTTCAGCTGTATTATTATCTGTTGGTCGTCCGCCATAAAATACATCTATAGTAAATGATTCATTAGCTGGAATAGGAGTTGTATCTATAGTAGTAAGAATATTAGTATTATTATCTACAGT